ATGCTGCAAACAAACACGGTCTGCGGTTCCTCTGTGTTCTGCGGCTGGCCCAGGCGGTAGCGGTGCATGGTAGGCTCGAAACCATACGGGTATGGCGTCGCCTTGATCTTCTCCGGCAGCACATGGAGGCCGCCAGCCAGCGGGGCCGGATCCTCCAGCCCTGCGTTGAAGCGTGTGGCCGTCCGCCTGGCGTAGCAGTACGGGCAGCCATGGCGGCAGCCGGTTACAGGGTTCCAGGACATTGTGGCCCAGTCAATTTTCGTCTTGTTCATTCTTCGTTGCTCCTTTCGCTTTTCCACTCGTTCACTATGCACTCGTTACAGTCGAAACTCTGGCAGTACACGCAAATGTCCACGCCGTCGGCCATGGCCGCGCGGACGATTGCCGGGAAGTCCGGCAGGTTCACCTTTCGTCGCGGTTTCAGTTCCGCCAGAATGTCGCCCAGGTATTCCGACGCCTGCCAGTCGCCATAGATACGCGCCGGGGCTTCCTGTTCCTCGGTTTCCGGGTTCATAGTCCAGAGGGCAACACACCCGCCGTCCGGGTCATGCTCCCACCGTGCCGGTGTCTGGCTTATGATTTTCCCATCTGCGCCCCGCGTCGTCAGGCCTATGGTGGCCGTTCCTTTGGCTATGCAAATAATACTCATGCGCTTATACCTCCCGTTCAAACCTGATTTTCATTTGCGCCGGGTACAGGTCAACCTCTGGCCTGCGCTTTCCGGTCCACCGGAGGCCGCCAGCTTGTCCCACGCACTTCCAGCCAGCCGCCCGGAGGCTGGCCCCGTTTTCACTCTCCAGAATGTAGGTCACCAGGCGTTTATACCCCATGGCGCGGGCGGCTCTCCACGCGGCGGCGTAAAGCATGGAACAGGCGTTGCGGGTTCCGTCTGTGCAGAGGCGGTTTACCTCCAGCGTCCACCCGTCGTCTAAATGCCGCGCCACAGGTCTGCCCACAATAGCCACGCCCACGATTTTCTCCCCGTCGGAACAGCCTATTGAAAACTTGTGCCCCACCACAGGCCCGTGGTGCCGGTGGTTTTGCTCAACGTATGCGTTGGCCTCTTTCAGCGTCATGGGGGTTATTTCAAGCATTGTCACCACCTCCAAACGCCGCCAAGGCGAAACAGGTCTGTTTCCCAACGTACTGACACCACGCCCATTCCAGCATGGCGCCGCGGCTGTCCTGGTAGTCCTGCATGAACAGAACCACGTCCGCCGCCTCCATCATGGCGAAACACAGGCGCATATAATCCACGGGGCGCAGCCCCTCCGGCGCCGTGGCGGGGTTCAGTACGATATGGCCCGCCGCCGCCAGCTTCTTTTCCGCCTCTCGGAACTTGGCTTTATAACGCCTGTCCCCGGTGATCTTGCCTGATATGTAGATTTTCACAGAAAACCCTCCTATTCGTTGAAAATCTCGAAATACTCCTGGTATGGGTAACCGCTGATCTCATGCCACCCGCTCCGGCAGGTGGATCCGTCGTCGAACTTATACAGCACGGCGCCCTTTCTCGCTTTCGGGTCCTTTCTCCAGCTGGACGCAGGCACGGCGGTGTATGTGATTTCCGGCTTGTCCATGTTCTGCGTTTTGCTGTACCGCTTCCCGCGCTTGCCGATCTCTCTGTACCTCTCCATGGTGGAGCGGCTTTCTTTCATCAGGTAGGCGGCCAGCTTGTAGTGGTTGCCGCGCCTGTCCATAGGCTTGAAGCTGATACCTCCGCCGCCTCTTGGGACATTCTCCCACGCCTCCGTGATGATCTCCGGATCCATGCGGGAAATGATAACGTGAATGTGCGGGTTGGTCATGCGCTTGGTTTCTATGACCACCACGGCCTTGAACGTGATCCCGCGCTTTTTGCAGAGTTTCCGCAGGTTCCGCAGAAAGGCGGCCTTGTTCTCCAGGATCTCCTCGAAAGAACTGTCCTTGACGTAGTAGTGTAGAACGGCGTGGAGATCCCTATGGCCGAAATTGGCGTTTATATCCCAGCGCAGGTGTTCCTCTGCCACCCGCTCGTTGATCCGCTCCTGCTTCTCTGTGGTGTGGCCGGTATTTGGGCCGCGCTTCACTCCTTTGGTGTGAACCCGGAAAGATTGCATTTTCTTGTGTTCGACACACGGACCAGCTTTCACCACCCTATGAACGTAGGCCATGGGTGCCTCCTTTTCTGCTGCTGGTCACTTTACTAATCACTCTTACCGGCGCTATACGGGGCCGTGGCCCCGTCGCTTTTTCCGGCTTGTATTCCGTCCGGGAACCTGATATAATATAGGTATATCGGACGGTTTTCCGTCGTCTATATTGCCACCTGCGCCGTGTTGACAGCACTGGGCGCAGGTGGCTTTTCTTTTTATGCCAGGTAATTCTTGGCCATTTCCAGCAATTCCGCCGCGTGGTCCTGGTCAATGATTTTTACCTTGCCGGACTTCTTCGGATCTGCGTCGATGGCCCAGCACGTTTTCTTTGCCAGTATTTCCCGCTTGTTCAGCTCCTTGTCCAGTTCCTTTTCGTAGTAGTCCTGTTCTTTCTGCCAGGCCACAAACTGTTGGAACTCCTCAACCGTCATTTTTACAGTTATTTCCACATTGTCCTCCTTGCGGCGTGTCGAATATTCTTTCGGTTGCCATTTGTGCATAGTCGGGGTTGATCTCGCAGCCTATGAAATCGCGCCACAGGCGTTTGGCCACCACTCCGGTGGTGCCGCTCCCGGCGAACGGATCCAGAACCGTGCCGCCCAATGGGCTGCCTGCTAAAATACAGGGTTCAATCAGCTTTTCAGGAAACACGGCAAAATGGGCGCCGCGAAAGCCGTTTGTGCTTACGGTCCACACGTCCCGCTTGTTCCGGCGGCCCGTCTGGTTTTCTCGGTTCCCGTGGCTCTCGCGCTCCACCTTGGCGCTGTTGTCGTGTGCCCGCCCGCCGGTGTAGGCACCGCCGCCGCGGAACGTCCTGGCGTTTCCCTTGGTTGACGTAACGGGTTCGCTGATTGCCGCCGCGTCGAAATAATAGCGTTCCGATTTGGAAAGCAGGAAAATATATTCGTGGCTCTTGGTGCAGCGATCCCGGACACTCTCCGGCATACAGTTGGATTTGTTCCATATAATATCCTGGCGCAAATACCACCCGTCTGCCCGGAGGGCAAAAGCCAGCTGCCAGGGAACGCCGATCAGGTCTTTGTATTTGTAGCCCCGCGGCGTATGCTTTGCCGTGTGGCCGCAGGAATTACGGGTGTTCGTCGGCGGCTGGCTTCCTGATCTGGTGGCGTAACTGTCGCCCATGTTCACCCACAGGGTTCCGTCTGCCCGCAGAACCCGCCGGACCTCACGGAAAACAGAAACCAGCGATTGCAGGTATTCCTCCACGCTGGCCTCGTTTCCGATTTGACCCGCCGCGCCATAATCTCGCAAATTATAGTAGGGCGGGGAGGTGACGCAGGTATGGACGCTTTCGGGTGGTAAATGCCGCAGTTGCTCCAGCGCGTCGCCTGTCAGGATTATTTCAGCCATTGGCGGGTGCCTCCTTTCGGAGATCCGCCACTATGTTTTCAATGGTGGCCGCTATGTAGTCCACCTCTTGCGCTGTATTTTCTTCTCCTAATGTAATACGGATCGCTCCGTATGCGTCCCGCCGTGATAGTCCCATGGCGGTCAATACATGGCTCGGTTCTCCGCTTCCGGACGTGCAGGCAGAACCGGCAGAAACGCAAATTCCGGCCAGATCCAGCATAAGGACCATTGTTTCACCCTCAATGCCCGCAAAGGAACAGTTGATATTCCCAGGCAAGCGAGTTTCTATGCTCCCATATATGCGGCTTCCTGGGATCTCCCCAATACGTTGTAACAGACGATTACGCAGGCCCCTGACGGTGTTTGCGCTGTCCTCTATATTCTCGCAAGCTGTACGCATAGCCGCCGCCATGCCAGCAATAGCAGGGACATTCTCCGTTCCAGGGCGGCGCCCCCGTTCTTGCCCGCCGCCGTATAGGAGCGGATCCAACTGCACCCCCTGACGGCAATACAGGACGCCTATACCTTTCGGGCCGCCGAACTTGTGCGCGGAAAGAGAAAGCATATCGACGCCCATTTTTTGAATGTCCACGGGAATATGGCCAATGGCCTGCACCGCGTCTGTGTGGAACACGGTTAGCTTGCTTCCGCTTTTTCGGATTTCCTTAGATATTTCCTGAATGGGTTGCAGCGTTCCAACCTCATTATTTGCGGCCATAACCGTGACCATGTTCGTGGTGCTGTTCACACGCCGCCCAATCTCTGCTGGATCTATGATCCCATTTGTTCCCGGTGCTACCAGAACAGCGCGGCGTGTTCCGCTTCTCTCCATGGCCTCCAGCGTGTGCAGGACGGCGTGATGTTCAAAGGCAGAGGCCACCACGTCGCCGGCGCCGTACCTCGCTGCACGAATGGCCCAGTTGTCTGCCTCGCTGCCTCCAGAGGTGAAATACACCTCCGCCGGGCGACAATTTAACAATTCTGCAATCGCTTTCCGGGCGCTTTCCATTTTTGCAGACGCCAGGCGCCCCAATGCGTGTATGCTTGACGGGTTTCCGAAATCCTCCAGCGCCTCGATCATGGCCTCTTTGGCTTCTGGCCTCATGGGTGTGGTAGCCGCGTGATCCGCGTAAACTTTCATTTTGCCGGTTCCTCCTCGGTGGCGTAATATTTCGATACGCGGCGTTTTCTCCCGCAACTCCAGCAAGTTCCTTTCTCTGGCTTTTCGTTGCAGGCTTCCGCCGGCTGCTCCATAGTGAAGTCTTTCCCCAGTCTGGCCACGCAGTCCTCGCACAACAGTTTTGGCGCGGCGGTGTCGAAAAGATCATCTTTCCAGCCCACGCCGATATAATCAAGAACACGCCCCCAGCCGTACCATTCGCCATTTTCATCTTGGCAAATATGCTTCATCCACATTTCCCACTCTCCAGGGCTGGTATAGCGCAGGCGGTCAAATCTGTGCGGCCTACTCTCGATATGAACCCCAAACCCGCACATTGAACAGCCTGTTCTCTGCGCTTTGGTGGTCCGCAGCCGTCCCTCCGGTTCCGCTCCGTTATGCTCCGCCTTGTAGGCGTCAATTTCCTGCTCCGTCATTTTCAGCGGGTCGCGGACTATTTCGCCATAGATTTCTGGCACGATTGTTTCCAGGTGGATAGGATCGCCATATAACAGGCTTCCGTCCTCATTCTCTCCGGTGATTGGCTTAAACTCCTGCCAATGCTCTTGGTAATATTCCTCCATTTCCAGCGCCAGGGTCAAAATGTCCTGTCGTGTGAAAATCGCAAATGGCGCGGATCTCTTGGTATCTTTGCTAATGTAATTGCAGCCGTTCAGCATAAGTGCCTTTTGTCTGCGGCCTCCCTCGGATGCCATAAGCCCCATATACGGAAACCGCCGGCTGCTCCTGGCGTAATCGTTGCACGGCTTTTCTTTCAGGTAATAACAGCACAGGTCTGAAACCTTGAACGGGGCCGTTTGGTAGTTCGTCCCGTATTTTTCATTTTCCGGCCCACCGAACTTCTCCAGCCACTTTTGGCTCATTTTCATTCTGGTGTTTTTCCTATACCCGCCGTATGCGCCCGTTTCGCCTGTCATAATTGCGTGGCGCACGGTCGCATTTTTCTCTGTTGGGTGCTGCAGTAGGCTGATTTTTCCGGCAATTTCTTTTGAAAGAACAGGGAACCCGTGTTCTCTGATAACCTCAATTTTTGTGTACGGGCGATCCTTTGGCCCGTTTGCGGGGCGCAGGGCGCGGATCCCCAGCGCCTTGTGAACTTTTTGTATGCTGCGATCCTCCAGCATTGAAACCGATGTGCCCGGCACATCGATCCCGATTGACCGGAGGAAAAGAAACAGCGTAATACTATCCAGCCCGCCGACGGCTACATAGCACATTCCCGCCACGTCAGGGTGGTTGTAGAACTCCCACGCCCTGCGGGCTGCATACGCCTTTTTGAAAGCGTAGTCCTGCTTCATCTTTGCAATAAAGTCTTTGACCTTTTCCGGGTTATTCTGATCCCACTTCATTCTTTCGCCTCCATTTCTGCCGGTTCCGGCAGGTGCCAGTCCTCCGCACGAACCTGGAAAGCGTCGCCCAGTTGCATGGTGTCCGGGTAATTGTGCTGTGTGGTCTGTACGGCGTATTTGTCGATCTCGGTTGCATAGTAGGCGGTGATCTCCGCACCCAGTTTGTCCAGTGCGATATGGCCGCAGCTCATACCGTCGTACATCGACAGCACTTCCACCGGCTCCTCCGTCAGCCCGGTAAAATGGCTCATAATGTGGGCAATCACGTCCACGGTCCAGCCGTTGCCCAGCATTTTATACGCTTGGGTGTCGCTGACGGGAAAGGCGTATGTGTCCGGCACGGTCTGGAGGCGTTTACATTCCGTCACGGTCAGCTTGCGAATGATGTAAAATCCGTCTGCCAGTTTAATGGGGTATGTCTTTCCTTTGATGGTGATCTTCCCG